AGTTCTTAATGGGTGATATTTCATTAAGAGGAAAAGGTAGAGCAGCAGATAATATGCCTGCTAAAAATAAAAAAAACTTTAGACCTACAAAGTCTGGAGCAGGTATGACACGAGCTGGTGTTATGGCTTATAGAAGAATGAATCCCGGCTCAAAACTATCAACTGCGGTTACTGGTAAAGTTAAACCAGGATCTAGGTCTGCTAAAAGGAGAAAATCATACTGTGCAAGATCTGCCGGTCAAATGAAGATGTTTCCTAAAGCAGCAAAAGATCCTAATTCAAGACTTCGCCAAGCTCGTAGAAGATGGAAATGCTAACATAAACAACAAGGAGAAAGACTATGGACGGAGTAACATTTGTAACTTTTCTTCTGTTTTCCATTACGCCGCCGCAACCTTTTGCAACGCCGCCTTGTTTGTAATTAGAAACCATTTTTCTCTCTTGAGAAATACTACCACCACCCATTTTCTTTTTACGTCCACCAGGAACTATTTTACCAGAACAAACTGCTCCCGCGTACATGTTCGCGTACGCGCTCGGGTACACTTTAAATTTTGCTTTTGCAGCAGCTTTTCCTCTTGGGCAAAGTTTAGCCATTATTTTTTCATTCCTTTTTTCATATCAGAGTTTTTCATCATTTTTCCGTTTGGCATTTTATGCATGCCTTTTTTAATCATGCCACCTTTTTTCATTGACTTAGATTTTTTATCTTTGTTTCCTATAATAATAAGAATACCTTTTTTTGCTGAACCGCCTTTTTTCATTTCTTCACGTGTTTCTTCTTCTAGTGTTTCTTTTTCTTCTTTTGCCAATTTTTTCATTGGTTTCATTGGTTCATCTTTTTCTGGAGATTTAGATTTTTTAAATTTACGTTGAGGATCTCCTGTACCCATTATTCCTGGATCTTCATTTATTTTTTGTTTTACTTTTTCAACAGTTTTTACAACATCCTTTGTAATTTCTGAAGGTGCTTTAACAAGTTTTTTTACTCCTTCTTTAAAACCTTCAGTAAAAGTTTTAGGTTTTTTTTCTTCTAAAGAGGATAATGGTTTTGCACGTTTTTCTATAGGATCTGATGCTTCATTAACATCTCCTCCGGAAACAAATCCTTTTCTTTTTACAAGAAGAGGTGAAGTACCTCTTTTTTGAATTCCAAATCCAGCCATTAATAACCTCTCATTGCAAGTTTAGGTATCCCTCTAATAAGACCACCTTTATTTTTTTAACTCTTCCACCTTTTTTATACTCTGTTTCTTTTGTAAATACTTCTCCTGTATTTATTTCACCTACTTCTTTTGGATATTTTTTTTTACTAGCTCTAATATCTTCAAGTTCTTTTTTTGCTTTTTTAATTGCTTCTGAATCTCCACCTTTTTCTTCTAGTGCTAAAAGTTCTTCTGCCAATGATTCACTTTGAGAATCTTTTTTACTAATTCGACCTACATTTTTAGAAATTTCAGCTTTCATTTTAGTCGATTTAGTACTCTTAGGTTCTACACCTCTAATTATGCTTAATCCTTTTCTAATAATTGCTGCCATTATTTTTTACCTTTTTTCATATCAGAATCTTTCATCATTTTTCCACCTGACATTTTATGCATACCTTTTTTAACCATGCCACCTTTTTTCTTAATGACACCTCTACCTTTTAAAATATCTTTAAAAGTAACTTTACCATCACCTGTTAAATCTGGAAAACCTTTTTTACCTTTTGCTTTTCCACCTTTCATTAATTTTGCTCTTGGTCTTGTTCCGTAATCATTTCTCATTTTATCTCCTATCCATTTTCATGGTTGTTATTTGTTGGTCTATTAGCCATAGTGCGTGCAACAGATTCTGCGCTGCGCCCTATAACATACCCTCCGAGTCCAACGTTCAATAACGTCCAAACATCGCCGGGTAATTCAAAAGAAATCACAGCTCCTGTGAATACTTTTATAACGGGTCCTATAACATAATTCCATACTAAAATAAATATTAATACGTACATTAAAAGGGGCCTCCACGAGCTAGCAAACCAGCCAGCTTTTGCCTCTGCTTCTATAATTTTAGCTGCAGCCGTTAATTCTTGTGTATGAGATTGTAATAATTGTGTTTGTAATTGAGCTTTTAATTTTTCTTGTAGATCTTTATCTGGAACAGCTTTTTCAATTGTATTAAATAGGATTTTTGCAAGTGGTGCAACGGCTCCTAACATTTGAATCATGGTTTAATACCACTTTGCTGATCTTTTTTTCTCTGGAAGAATATTTCTTTGACCTTGAACTACTTCAACTTGAGTTTCTTGTGGATTTGACATCTCAACTTCAACTCCGCCAACTAAATATCCATCTTTATCGGTAAATTTAGAATGATCTACTTCTTTTGATTGACCAATTTTTGTGTTTTTCTTTTTCATAGCCATTTTATACTCCTATTTTATTGATTTGGAAATCTATTTTTAAGTTTAGCACTTAAAACAGTCTTTTCTAACGATGTATTAGCTCTTAATCTAGCCAATTCTTCGTTTTGTCTTAATTTTCTATCATCTGTAGATTGATTCATCATAGTTTTCATCTTATCAAGATTGATTCTTTCTTTATTTTCTTGTTCTTTAGCAGCGTTTTCTTGTGCTCTAAGGTCTAACTCTCGTGATCTTAATGCTGCAACAGGATCATTATCGATAAGAGACGTAATTTTGTTTTCCTCTGACATAAATTCTTCCATTGCTTCGGCAATGATGTTTGCTTTTCTAGCTTCAATCTGTGTTTGCATGTTTTGTAATTGAGCTTGCATTTGAGGGTTCTGTTGCATCTGAGGATTTTGACTCATCTGTGCAATTTGACCAATTTCACTTCTAAATTCAAGTTCAACTTGTTCTTGACCCATCAAAGATATGTGTTCAAAAATATTTTTCTCTAATGCAGCCATAACGACTGGTGCATTCTTTGCAAGATTAGTTGACATAAAACTTAAATGCGCAACGATGTGTGCTCTATGATTCTGTGCCGGAAACGCTTGGAATGGTTTCCCTGCGAGAGCATCAATATGTTCTAGTGCAGGGTCCTTTGGTGTGGGTTGATCTGGTTTTAATAAAATTCTATCTACATCTTTTATTCCCAATGCAGAATACATAGTTCTATAAACTTGATACATGTCATGTATTTGTGGATTAGACATTGCAAGTTGTAATTCAGTTTGTGCTAAACTAATTCTTTGTGTTTGTGAAAATATATTTGGATCAGCAACTGGAATAATATCTACCTTATCATCAAAGTCCGCTTGTTTAATTTGTCTTTGTCCACCTACTACATCGTAAGGATATTCTGGTGGTAAATATAATTTAAATACATTTGCAAGTAATTTAAATTCTTCTTTCATAGATGCATATATTCTTTTGTGAACTGCAGACATCACACGTGAACCTCTTTCTAGCAAAGCCACGGTTGTGCCCACTGCTGCTTGTTGATTTCCATCTCCTACTTGCATATCAGCAATAGATGCAAATCGTTGACCTGCTTGAACTACAACTCCCATTAATGCTAATAAAGTTTGTGAAGGTTCTTTATAAGGTAAAGTCATAAATGCATCTCTTAAGTTTCCTCCTGGTGCATCTACATCTCTAAATTCTCCTGGTTGAATAGATTGTGCATCATCTCTAATTCTAATTCCTCTTTGTTTAAATCCTGCTGGTAAATTAGATAATGTTCCTGCATCTAATAATTGTCTTAATGCTTGAGTTGCAGTACGTGATAATCCACCAATCATTTGAATTAAACCATTACCATAAAAACCAAATCCAGGTAAAAATTTAAAGTGAACAAAATAATTAATTTTTTTTTTTAATGGATCTGCTTCATTGTAATTACGTCTAATAGATAAAACTTCTCTAGATGCTTCTTCAATCGTTACAATGTATGGAAGTTTAATTCCTGTAGGCTCACCATCTTTAGGATTTATATCTTCAAATCCTTCTAAATCTAAATTAACATGACATTCTAATAATGTAAAAATACCTTCAGTTTGACCACTCATGGTCACACCTTCTAATTGTTTTTCTTTTGATCTAATATTATCATCTTGTGTTAATTCATCAGATGCAACTAATTCTATGTCTTTATAAAAACCTGATACCTGTTGTTTTCTTAATTCGTTTTCAGACATTCTAATAACATGCACTACTGCATCTGCGTCATCTAAAGATGCTGCTGAATAAGGTACAATAATATCTTGAGCTTGAATAAATTTAGAAACAGCTCTTCCTAATAATTCATCATAATAAACTTTTTTAAATGTTGATCCTGATAAAGGTAAATAGAATAACATCTGATCAAACTCTGGTTCATATTCTTTCATGACATCTGTAATTTGATAATTCATAAACTCTGCAACTCGATCTGATTGAGATTGAATTTCTGGTGTGTCTAATCCAATTACCTGCGTTCGCACGGGCCCGCCCGCGGGAAGCAATTCTTTATAAGCTAATGCTTGAAATTGAGTTACTGCTTCTGCAAGCACTGGATGCGTGGCGCTCGATGCTCCTTGAAAAGGTTCTGTTCTTTGTTCATACTTAAATCCTAATAAATCTAAACCTTGTGTGTAGGCTTTTTCCCAATCTGCTCTTGAATCTTTATAAGACTGAATATCTTGATATAGTTCTGAACCAAGCATGTTGAGAACATCTTCATCAACTACTTCAGCAAGATTTGATCCAAACTCAACACCCGCTGATAAATTTTTAGTTGGATCAAAATTTATATCAACACTACCATCTTCGTTTTCTGTAACTTCGGTTGGACCCGCAGGAGTTTCCTCTACAGACTGTGCAATCTGTTCTACTTCTAGTTCTCCGGGTGTAAGTTTATCTACTACGTTTGGTAGCGACTTGTCGATTTCTGCCATTTGTTATTTTCTCCGATTTAATTGTTGTAACAGTATTATAACCAATATTCAAGCCCTGTGGGTTTGGACCTCTTAAAGGTGGTATGGTTCTTGTTAGTCTTTTAGTCATTTTTTTTCTTTGGATACATAAACTCCATTATTGGATAGTTTTCTGTTTCATCATAAGAGGCAGCAGGTATTTCATCGGTATATTCTGAATGAGTTATAAACTTGTTTTCAAATCTTGCTTTTTCTTCTTTGGATAATCCTTTATACCATTTATCTAAAGCTTCAACAACCTCATCTCCCTCCGAAGAAGTACTATAACTTTCAATATTTTTTCTAT